ACGGATACATTACTTTTTAGTACGGCAGCTCCTACTACCGTGACCGTACTGGCAAAGGTAGCAGCGCCTCCTGTGGAAACTGTACTTTGCAGATGAGCAGCGCCAACCACAGTCACTGTACTACCAAAGTTTGCCGCACCACCCACCGTGACTGTACTCTTGAGATGCGTAGCACCAGCTAATGTGGCAATACCAGCTACATGTAAAGTCCCACCAATTGTTACATTACTTACGGAGATGTTACCTGCAATCGTGGCAGTTACCCCGGTAATATTCGAGCCGTCTCCATAGAATGCACTGGCACATACTTTATCATCTACATGCATATTGCCATCCAGAGACACCGCCCCGGAGACTGCAAACGTACCAGCAACCTTCACCGCATTAGTTGCAACTTGCAAAGCACTATTGGTTCCATCTCCTGTCTGTACATTCACCAGAGAGGTATCAACACCACTATTTGTGGTGCTGGCATTTATCAGCAGAACCTGCTTATATGTTTCTGATATTAACTTACCTGTTACATCTGTCATATTGTGTTCCAACTTCTGTTAGCATCATCCCATTTGGTAGTATGAGTTGTTTCTACCAAGGTTGAAGGATTGACGGTTATCCATGTTGCATCCTTATTCCACATAACTCCTCTTCCTCCCAGATGGTCTGATCGGGGATTCTTAATAGCCGGATCATCTCGCACATCTGGTATCTTATTTAGTGGACTATTCTTCAGATCATACTGACCTTCGAAGTCTTCTGGGCAAACCAGCATACCGTAACTATTCATACGCATTACCCTGTGCGGATATACAAACCCACACGTATCACATACAGCTAGGGCATTTTTATTAGTTGCCATTAGATATATCCTAGCTTGGGTACAACATGCATTGAAGCCCTTTCCCGATCTTCCAGCATAGCTCTACTAAGAAGTTCTTCATAGTTACCCTTCAGCATTTGCATTCGTTGTCCCTCTACTCCGGGGCGTTTCATGGACATATAATATGCCAGCCCACAAGTAAGCGGAGGGAGGAATCTCTTGGGAAGATCAGCATTCTGTCCAGCAGACTTATCCACATCTTGCAATTCACTTATGATCTCCATTTTAAGAACATCTGTGGAATTCTCGGGAATAGGCCAGACAGACATGGTAGGATTAGAAACACCTCTGCGAATAGAATATTGCATGGGTCTTCCTGTTTGAGTCTTATTAGGAATAAGAAGATATTCCTCAGGAGAGATACGAGTAAGCTGTATATCTGTATCATCCCTTTCTAGAACAACTTCCAGAGCATCAATAGTCGAGGAGTCCAGACTATAAGCAGTAACACTGGCAGATACCGTTACACTGGAAACAGAAGTACTCCAGAGAAGAATACCTCTGTTCTGCCAATCTTTCAACATAAGATTAATTGAGCGTCGGGCCGAGGCTGGCTCCTGACCAAGAGTATTCTCTCCCCCAATCATTTCCATTGCTTCTTGGATGACTTCATCTATATCCAGATTAAAATTATATGTGCCTGAGACTGCCATTATTTCTTACCGCATTTACACTTCTTACATTTACATTTTGAACAATACTTATCTACCATTATCGACCTACCCTTCGTGTGGCTTTCATATGAGCATCTTTAAAATTATCTCCCTTCTTCATACGATCTTTCATATATGACATATGCTTGGACGTATGCTTACTGGAGTGTGCTTTTAAAGCTTCTTTTTGCCTCAGTGTTAATAGTTTAGCCATGTTTCATTGCCTTCCCATAACCACGTAGAGCTGCTCCAACTCCTCTTGGTTTATGAGAACTCTTTTTAATTCGACCGCCCTTTTTATAATACTTCAGGCGACCACCACCCTTTTTAATTTCAAATCCCGGACCACCCTCACCTTCTGTAAGTTGACGAATTTCGTCTTCAGTAGTAACACCCTCTTTTCCTCTCATGATCCGCTCTGCCTGAGATTGAGTTCCAACAACGTAACCCGGATCATTAAGCATTTCTCGAATTGCTTGAGCTTTCTCTTCGGGAGATCCCCTTTTCATTCTTGCTAATTCTTTTCGAGGTAATTCAGTTCCCTTTGGACGAAGCGGAGCATCGACACCGTGGGTCATATATTTTTTAGGATTAGCTATAATTTCATCAAATTCACCTGCATCAAACAAGCGTTGCCCTTCCGGGGTAAGCTTCTTTCTACGATTGCCTGTAGATGTTCTTTTCGGAGGACGTAGGGCTGCATCCATTTCTTTTTTTTGTTCTCCTGTGAGTTTTTTTAATTCCCAATCTTCTTTTCGAGTACGTTTTACTTTTGGTGCAGCTTTAGGTTTATCCACCTTCATCCATTTTTTTTGTTCAGCTTCTGATAATGCTCGGAAAGCTTTAATAGGCACACCTGCTTTCCTAGCTCCAACCTTCTGTGCAGGAGTGGCAGGTTTAACGCCCCTTGGTTTTCTTTTCCGGCCAGCCTTAGACTTGGCCTTAGGCTTATCCTTTGGCTTTGGCTTTACCTTTGGCGTTACCTCTGGCTTTGGCTCGTCAATCAAGGCTTTTACGCCCTTTTTTAAAAGCTTTGCTAATTCTTTACTTCCCACAACCATATTAACTTCCCTTCAATTCTCTACGGCGACCACGAATAGCAGGGCGGCTGCGAGGTTTACGAGACTTGGCCTTTGCTTTCTTAGCTTTCTTGATACGTCCACCGTGCTTAAATGGAGCGTCCCAATCCCAGTCGGAGCCTGAGTAATCAGTATCCCCAAAATCATCAACGAAAGTATAATCATCGCTAGTCTCATCCTTCGCCTTGGGCGTCTTCCCCTTCTTCTTATCTGGATCTATCCAAGCCGGAGCCTTCTTATCTGGATCTTCCCATTCCGGGGCTTTCTTCCCCTTCGGCTCTTTTATCTTTTCGATAGCAGATAGAACAGCTCCTCCACCTTCGCCTAGTTTGCTTTTCTTTCTTTTACCGGAAGGTAGGGGAGCAAAACGATCATGTGGAAG